AAAGGACTGAATGCTGTAGGACTGCCTAATTCTTGTCCCCGCTGAATCTATAACCAATGTAGGGTTACCTCTTGTTAAAACAAGATTCTCAGGCTTACTTTCAGCAGATAGACCTAATACATACTGTGCATAAGACTCTAGAACTCCCCAAAAGATTTTTCTGCCATCGCCAACTTCCGAAGGTAGGAGACTATGTATATCAGAAACCTTAATCATTAAATAATCAGACTGAGGGGCAAGGTCTGCAAAAATTGCATCATTGCCATTCTCTAAATTTATTTCAGCAACAATAGATGGTAAAGATGCTCCGCCACCCGAGGCAACAACTAAGGCAGATGCGCTAGGATTACCATTAATCAAAGTTACAATATCGCTTTTAGTTGCAGTTTGCCCAACAGGATCCGCTCCACCAACTAAATCAAAAACTCCCGTCTCAATAGGATCTCCTCCACTTGATAATGATCCGATTGTTACTACAGCATTTATATCATTATACCATGAGCGAGTATTGTCGGTTAAAAGATCATGAATATCTGCATTCGTGTAAGTTGTAGCGTCATTAGATAAGCAAACTGAAATATCACTATCTGTGGCAGAAACTTTAACTTCATCATTACCTGAAGCATTTACAACATTGTCGACAACAGAAAATTGAACGGTACTTGCACCATCGTCTAGATCAGAAACATCAAATGCATTATTGTAATTAACAAATGATTTTGTTCCCCCCGTTGCACTCGCAAAGGCATCAGAAAAGCAAACCTTAATCTTATTACCCGTAACAACAACATTATTACCTGAATTTAATCCTGTGTCATCTACAACTTCTAATGAGATATCATTTCCGGCTATGCCCGCATTCCTAGCAGTTAATGTTACTGAGTCCGATGCATAAACACTACGAGAGGCTTTAGCTTCAGGAGAAGATGTGATTTCTTGGAGATCTCCAACCGAGTCCGTAGAAATACTACGAATGCTTGGGAATATGTTAGATGAATTTACTTGTGCCATAATAATTATTTTGAAATTTTAATCTCTTTACTTTCTTTCTCGCTCTCAACAACAACAGATAATGATGTAGACCTATGAAGCCTTCCTTCTGTATACCAAATCAAATGCTTAAACTTACCCTCATTAACCGAAGCCTTGAAAGACTTACTAGCCTTTTCACCATCATTAGAGAGAACGATCTGCTCTAACTTTTCGTCAGGCTTAACACCTATGACGCTGTGAACTCTGCGTATCGCTTTTTTCATTAAGTTATGATCTGCTTAAACATGCGAGGACTAACACTATCCTTGAGAGCTTTATGCCCATACATACAGGTTAATGCATACTCTTCTTTTGCATTAAAAACATCATACTTTCTTCTCAACTGAAGGGAAAGTCCACTTGACGGCTCAGACGCATTTGCAATATCGCCAATCTGCATTGAAGCATCAGCAAACTCAGGCAAGCGACTTACCACCGCAAGCGACCCTGAATAACCTGCGAGGATATCCCAACCTGTTTTAAGGTTTGCACCATTATTATTATTGTTAATAGACTGCAAACCATTATAAACATAACAATTAAATCCACCGATCTCGGATAGGGTGGTTGCTTTTTGGATTCCTGTTTGGATGCCAAATGAAGCATTTGTAATACTTGTGAAACTCTCAAGAGTTGCATAATAAGCTTGTGGGCTCATTACGAGCCAACGACCCTCGGATGGCATATCTAATTGATCCATTGTCTGAGCAATCTTAAAGAAATCATCCTTGCCCCAATTAGCTTGAGTTACAGTAGTAATTGCAGTTGAATTTGCAGTTGCAATACAATCCTCAATGATATCATCAATAACATATCGACCAAGTGCATGAGCGGCTTGTTTAGCAATATCAGAAATATAACTAATTGAAGACTCCTCACGCTCGAGGTCAGTCATTGCAAATTTAATGTACTTGTGCTTATCAAGTGTAATGGAAACAGGCTGTGCATCAGAAGCCTCTGCTCCTAAATTATATCCCTCCGAGGCGGGCGTGCCTGCTCCTCCTCCCACTCCCGCAACTGCAGGAACTGAGAAATTCTGAACATCACTCTTTGCCCTAAGCTGAAAAATTCTCGTAAGAACAGATTGATTAAATCTCATTGCTTCACCACCAAAATCGCGGTGAATTGAATTAAACCAACCAAGATCTTTTTGGAAAGTATCAAGGGCTTCTTGAAGTATTACATCGACCTGAAGGTCGGAGTTAGCTCCCGTATCAAGGGAATTTTGGTTTTGGAAATTGATAGCCATTATTTTTGTCCTCCAAGGATTTGCTCTTTATATTTTCTATAGAAATTTGTTTTCTCAACAGGGTCGCTTATAGCCTGAAATTGATCTTTGTGATTAATTTCCTCCTGTTGGGAATCTAAGCTGACAGGGTCAACACCAACCTCATTAAGTGCTTCAGAGACTTTCTTCTCTAAGGCATCATCCTCATGAGTTAATGCATCCACCTTGTTTTGCAATTCAGCATTCTTGGATTCAGATTCAGCTAATTCGGCTTCAGTCTCCTTTAAAGATTCCTCACTTGCCTTAGCTGATTCTTGAAGCTCCTCATTCAACTGAACTGTTTCTGTGATTTTAGCATTAGCTTCTTCAAGAAGTTCATTCAATGAACCAACTTCTTCTTTTAAGCTTTCATGCTCCTCAATAAGATTTTTTGCTTCTGTCATCGCTATAGCTTTTTTGTCTCCATTGAATTTAAAATTTATTTTTTTTAGACTCTCTCCATAGAGTCTCTAGACTCTCCAAGTAAAGGTAAAGGTATAGTAATATACTTCTATAACATATAATACATTAACGACTAATCTCAGCCCGAAGCATACTTATCGCATCCTCATAAGATCCATTAATATCAATTAAACCTTTTGCCTTAGCCTTCTTTCCCAAGAACACTTGCCCCCTCATTGAATCCTCGGATATCTGAGGCCTTGCACTTAGCACTCCTCCCTTGAAATCATTAAATATATCCTGAACCATTTCTTGCATATTTTCTTTCTGCTCTTCAGATAATGATGTGCCATCAAATCCCGCCCCTTTAAAGGTCGCCTCTTTATTTTTAATTAACTCAACATTAATCCCCTGAGCCTTATAGGACTCCGAGCTATCCACCACGGGCAAATAAACACCTATTGAACCCACCTTGGAGCTATTTGACGCAACAATCGTCCTCGCCTGAGAGCCTATCCAATACGAGGCAGATGCCATCATACCCTCCACATAGGAATATACGGGCTTTTTGCCATCTAATGCCTTAACTGCCTCTGAAGCCTCCTCTATGCCCGAAGCAGAACCGCCTGGTGAATCCACATCCAACAATACACCCTTCACATCGACATCTTCTGCCAACATGTTCATTTTATCCCTAAATGTCGACGTGTCGGTCATACCAAACAATTTTGCTATCAACGGAGGAACACCTCTCATTAATGTTCCTTGCACAGGAACAACAGCTATACCCTTATCATAATCCCTTGCAGGGTCATTAGATACAATATCTATATCCTCCGCTACAAAATCTTCAATATAAGATTGGAGCGTTAGAAAACCCTCTTGAGTTATAAGCCAAGGGTTATTTATTAATTGCTCTTTTATCCTTATCATTTCCTTCATCTTCATCTTCCTCCTTAGGTTCGGGTGCTCCCGCAAACTCTCCCTTTGTCATAAATCCAACTATTGTGTTAAAATCGACTCCTGTTTCCTTTGAAACCTCCTGTGCCTTCTCTAATAAATATTTCGTCTCCTTGACCTTCTGCTGACACTCCGACTGCCAATCTAATCCTCGCTTGCCATAATGCTCTCTTTTGGTCATTAATCCGCAAGCAACATCTTCTCTTTCTTGAGCGGCTTCACGACCGGCATCTATTGTAAGTTGAGCGGGGGCTTGAAGCCTACACCTATACCAATCTTTCATAGGGGCTAACTTTCCGCTATCTATTGCATCGGCAATAACCATCGCCCAAACCTTTTTAACAAGTCGACCAAACAATCTTTGCCGTTCATTGAACCTTCTCTGAGCTTTCCCCATTATAAACCTCTGAGATGGTCCTGTGATCCCCGCAGGATTCCACAAAAACTCATACGGCAATCCAACTCCCACCGCAAACTCACGAATCAAAAACTCTAAAAACCCTTGAAAGGTAGGGGATGGGCGATTATACGAAAACGCACTTAACTTTTCACCCTTCTTTAAAACGGGTATGCTACCGCTTTGAATCTCATTTACGGTTAACCTTGTGGCATCTTCATCTATCTCGGATATATTCCAAGCATCAGGATCTGCTTCACCTGTTTCGGATTCTAAAACGGCAGCAATGGTGGCAAGATTCTTAACCCCCGCCTTCTCAAAATCTAAAATTTCTTTTATATCTCTAATATGATTTATTGCATGTTTTATAGCAGGGAGTCCTCTTTGTTGATCAACTCGCTCAGGATCATAAAGCAACATCATCGCAGATGCGGGTATCCTTTTTGCCTTACTGACTTTTGGATAAAACTCACCAAACATTGATTCATCACTAACGAGAAAGCTAACAGGTCTACCAAACCTATTGGTCTTAACTCCATCAATATACCCATGCTCCTCCTCCAAGAAGTTGCCAATCCTGTGCGACTCTAATAATTGCAATCTAAATCCCGCAGACCGCACAAACATTATTCCAATATCTCCATCTCGATCTATCGCAATAGAGGCTAATCTTTGAAGTTCCTCAAATCCATATCTCCCGCCAACCTCGGCATACTGACTCCAATCATGGAACAAGGCTTCAGCTTCCATATTCCATTGTGGGTTATCAGTTTTTGCCTGTGGCATTAAAGGAAAGCTGTACCTAGATAAATCATTAATTGCACCTCTGACAATACCATCATTATCATATAAATAACGAGAGATTGATGCCATTTCCTTCCTCGTCCAACTAGAGTTTGATCGCCCCGATTTAAAAGTAAAAGGTATGCTCTTTCGATCCCTCGATCTTCTTATACCATCCCAATATGTTGGGTGGTATGCTGACGGCTGATCTTTGGCGGGCTCAGGCTTAATCCTTCTGAATAATTTATCAATTAAATTCATGTTACTGTTATTGTTTTCCAAGGAGAATATGAAGATAGAGGTGCTCCATCTGAACTTACTTGAGTGTCATATTTATAACCCGCAATTCCATATAATGACCAAACTCCCTGAGCATCTTTAGATATCTGCCCTTGCCCATCACTTGAAAGATAATATCCCCTTTGATAGGTAACCATAGACATTTCATCTACATACTTAAAAAGCCCATCGTGGATTAATCCACCTGTGTGCTTTTGTATTCCAATGACACTTAAAGGCTTAACACCCCGACTCCTCAATGTTGTGTTAAAATTAGGAATTAAACGCTTAACAGACTTACCATATATTTCAGGCAAGGCTTTCTTTAATGCATACTGAACTTCTTTAAGCTCTTGAACGACCTCTCCATAACTAAGCAAATGCTTCTTGCCCATCTTGCCACCCATGTCAACCTCACTAAAGGTCTTTCCTTGCCGAAAGCTTTCTAGTGAGGACATGAGCTGAGTGCGGATTTTCTCCAACTCTGTTACGGATAAACCTATATAGTGACCTCGCATTATCATCTTATTTAAGCTCGGGAGTCTCCATTGATTCGGTTTGTGTGATTAACTTATTGGCTAGAGATGCTACCAATATCATCAACTCACAATCCAACATATGATTGTCCTTTCTTACGGGAAGCCATTCATACTTACTTCGCCCCTTTATATCTGTTATTACACGTCTTTTTTCTGCTGTAACCTGTCTAGTATATTCCCTACATGCATCCTTGGCTATAGTCCACTCACCTATCATTCCTTGCATCAACTCAGCCAACATATCTTTCAGCCCATCATTCGACCAAAGGAATAGCCTTATTGATTTACTTAACTTATGTTCTCTTGTCCCGATGCCAACCTCCGCCTTAGTCCACGTCCATAACTGAGTTGAAATTCTGCCATTCTTTTTGTTTTTATGCCTAAACCCACCAACACCCGATCCCTTCATTGGCTTCCACCCATGCCTTTGGCAAAACTTATAAACAGATGCAGTATCATATCCCGAATCAATCATGCAATTATCCGCATGGACATTATTTGTCTCTGCGACTTCTAATAAATCCAAATCAGTTTCAACTCTACCATAATCAATAAGCCTTGATCTTGCACCTTCATGCGAAAAGGCTCTGACCACATACCAATAGTGCATACCACCTTTTGCCTGCTTATCCGCAGAAAGAAACCTCACCTCTTCGTCTTTCCAATCATCCCTTAAGGCATAATCGCCCGCACGCTCCCGAAGCTCCCCGAAATCCTCAAAATCCCCAAGCCTATCTTCCCAAGGCTCCCCAAGTGATTCATTTATGAAATCCTTCAAGGGTGCGGTATCTCCATTATACACAGACCCTTTTGCTATTAAAAACTCCTCAACTAACTCGCGCCAATTTACCCAAGGCGGAAGTAACGCATTCCAATGATAAGATCTTCGATTCTTCGGAGCATTTGGGTTTAATGATATATACTTCCCACTATTTACAAAATGCCTTCTATCCTGAGGTTTATCATAATACTTCTCACCACACTTGCATTTAAAATTTATTGTCTTTGCAAGTTCATCGAAATTATAACCTTTCTCATTCTTGGTTATATCATTCTCCTCCCATTTCATATACTCCCAACTCATAGGAAACCACTCTTTGCAACTACGACATTGAAAGTGCCAAACCCTTTGGTCGCCATTTAAATAAGCACGATGAGTGGCATCATTATGCATGTCGGGAGTCGAGACAATACATCTCCTGGCATTCCAATAAGCCCTAGTTCTTTTTAATACCATCTCCAATGCACCATCGGGATAATTACGCACTTCATCTAGGAATAGCCACCGAATAGGCTTTGATTGCAATCTTGATGGAGATGATGAACCGACAACACCTAAAGAAGCTCCTTTCAGATGCACCTCCATTTTACTCACAGCATTACGATCATCTATCAAGCATTCAGCAACAGGAGTACAAGATTTTATTGTTGGTATTAAACGAGTTTTCATCAAGAAGGCAGCCTCTTCTGCGGTACTAGTGACCCACATTGTTGGTGCAGGCTCTTCCGATAAAGACCACATTAACAGACAGATCATTGTCTGAGTCTTGGCTGATTGAGCCGAGCACATAACACTTATATCCGATACCTCATTATCAGAAAAGCACTCCATCAACTCTCTAACCCAAGGCGATATCTCTGACTTCCAAAACCCTTGGTATGGTGAAGTTGGATCTAGCTTTACATTCTGCTCAGACCATTCCCAAGTTTTTCTTGTATCGGGAGGCTTCCACGACCTCCTTGCTGAACTTTCTACAATATTCATATTTCATTACGCACGACAACTTGGAGATTAATCAGCCCTAGTCGCCTCAAATTTCAATTTCTCATGTCCATCCAAATCTTGGATTTTGCCCAAGAAGAATTTGATCCATACCGCACCGAGAGGTTTGGGTGGTCTGCCTTTTTCCATATGGAATCCTGAGTCTTTAACCCCATACTCATTCTTATACGTTGGTATTTTGATGTGTAGCTGTTCATCAATATATTCACGACCACTAGCGGTAATCCTAGCACGAGCATTAGGCAGAAACCAACTATCATGGGTATGACCAGTACAAATGATATTAGCGTCGGGATGAGTAACGCCCATTCTGTTTGCTCCGATAACTCCCTTGGTGACAGGTCCGCCTCCGCCTGCTCCGTGGAACATATACATCCATACGGTGCCCAAGCTCCTCGGCCCGCCCCCTTTGAATCTACCCCTAATCCCGATCCAATTGGCGATTTGCCCACATTGGATTTTTGAGTCCGCCTTCCCATTAAGTTGGCTAACCAACCTTTGAGTGAGGTCAGTCTCCCTGTGCTTATAGACGGCAGTTTCATGATTGCCTTTCCCCATGACGAGAAAATTCTTAGCATACGGCTTAAGCCAATCTGCATACGAGTCCACCAACTTATCGAGATAATTGCCACCTTTATGTTCCTCCTTTATATCATCCTTACTTGCTCTCGGATCACCTTTGCCTTGCATAGCGCAAAAAGCATCCCCGTTATCTAAAATGAAAGCATTCCTTTTTATCGCTTCATCTAAATGCCTACGCTCCATATTATTATCGGAGTGAGGATTGTCATGATGAGCATCACTTCTTAATAAGCACCATAACGGCTTATTGATTTGCTTAGTAGGAAACTCAATGTCGATAAAGAAAACACCATTTGATACTTTCTTAACTTTAAATTTATTATCTTTCATACGCCACTAATTGGGATTTTTATGATTGGGTTTATGTCATAGCTGACTTGTCGCTTTCTCTTTACTTGCGACTCCCCTCCATCCCTCCTTACAATTTTACTTCCCCATTTTTTTTGTAGCTTATCAAATTGATCTTTTTCCCTATCAATTGTTCGATAAGATGCACACCCACCAACATTCTCATGTTGCTTAAAATTATAATTCAAATAATTAAACCTCATTGCCTTCCGGTATTTATTCATTACCTGAAGAGTGAGGTCGTAATCCTCCTTTAATGGTAGATCTTCATCATACCTTAAATCCATATTTATGAACGCTTGAAATGGTCCTCCTATGTAATTATTAAATGAAAACGGAGTATACTCTCGGTAGACACCCTTATCCTGAGTGCAATTCATTCCCCACATCCTTACATTAGCTTCTTCGGCTATCATAAAGCACATGGTTAGCGTATCCATGACTTCATCTGATGGTATCTTATTTAATTGATTCCCCTCAAACCTACCAAACTCCGATAGGTCATCATCAATGATAATTAACCAAGGGGTCTTGCAATTATCCATGATCCAATTGGAAACTCTACATATGTTTCCTTGTGCTTTATCAGGGCATTCCCAAACATTTAGCCCATTGCCCCGATAAGCATCCGCCTGACTTTTACACGCAACATATTTAGTTTCAGGTAAATATTTATGAGTAAAAGCGGTGTCGGGTCTTTTCCAAGTCCTACATGCTATTGTTATTTTATTCTTCATAATTTGGCTTTAATCCTTGCTTGCATTCTTTACACGCACCTGTTTTTGGACTCACCCCTTCATGGTGCTTTCTCCATGAATTATAATTCTTTGAGGTAAATATATCCCACAACTTGCTATGCAATACTGACCCCATGACTCCTGAGCCATGCTCCTTGATTTCGCTCCTCATTTCACAGCAAACCATTACCGTACCATTCCAATCAATATACATATTTTCATGCACTTGCTTGCATGGCTCTGTCCTTTGATAACCACTAGCTAGATCTAGAATCCCACCCCTAGAAGAACCATCCATACCAAAATTTCTCGCTCTAAGATGGATCGTCATCTTAGGGTGAGGCAACTCATACTCTAACTTGCAACCATCAATATCAGTTAAGACTTTGTGGTTATCCACAAATCCTATTCTCTCTAGCGTCTTATCCGCCCTTCGCCTGACCTCACTATGCTCATACCTTTCATCATTTCTCAGGTACTGCTGAATCCACAATTGATCTAAGCCCGCATCAGCAAGCTCTTCAATATAACTTGAGGTTAAGTAATCGCCATTGGTGTTTGTCCTTAAAATGGCATTTGGCAATTTTTCCCTGGCTTCACTTATTTTCTTTAAGATGTAATCCTTTCTAGCCAACGGCTCATTATAACGACTAAAGGTAAGCTCACCCTTGAAATTAATCTCCGCCAATTGATCTAACAATCTAGAGTAAACGCCCTCGGGCATATAATGCTCTACTGATTTCCTATCAACTATTGTGTTTGTGCAAAACCAACACACCCTATTACAGAAAGAGAATGTTTCGATCTCTATTAAACTAAGGTTATTAGCTAATAGCTCTTTATTCTTATCCTCCTGAGACTTGGTCATTAGATATCTTATTTAAATACTTGCCTCCATTAACCACTCTACCAATCCCCTTGCTCCAAGGCTTACCATTGCTCCTCTTTGCACTAACGCTCTCTAGCTCGAAATGGGTCATTGCACTCAACCAATCAATCTCATTATCAAATGATAAAACTATGTAATTGTTGGCTTCCCCTATATACTCAGAGAACTTAACTTCAGGTTCTTCCTCGGCATCTTCTTCGGTTAACTCCTTTAGCACATCATCGGCATCAAATCCCCAATCTATCAAATCTTCACCTTCAAAATTATTAGCAAGGGCATCCCAATCCCATTGCCCTCCATTCTTATTAAGCCTAACATTTAACTCCTTTTCAGCCTCAATGGTTAAATCTAGCTCAACGCATGGTATTATTTCATTTCCAAGCTCAGACCATATTCTCAACCGCTGATGTCCACCTATAACTATATCTTTGCGGTCTTTATTTATATTCACCAAGATTGGCTCTACCATACCGAACTCGGTCAAGCTGTTTTTTAAATCTTCATACTGCTTCTTGGTAAGCTCCCTAGGGTTATATTCCGCAGGCTTTAACTCTAATATTTTACGATCTTTTGTTTTCATGTTTCTTACGTTGCCCTCTACCTTTTACACCAAATTTCTCTGAAAAATTTATAGCTTGTTTGCTCAATGATTGCTTATAAACATTTACACCTTTCTTTTTAGCTATATCCGATAACGGCAAACCATTGAAAAGCTCAGGTCTAAGCACCCAACACATTGCAATAACTTTTCTTATTACAGTCCGACTATAGGTTGATGAATTTAGATCACCCATAATCAGCCAAGTAAGCATTTCTCTAAGAACCTCCCCTAATTGCTCAACTTGATCGGGATCATAAGTGACTGCCTTGCTATCATTATCTAATGCATCATAATCAAACTGATGACATTGCCCTTCTTCGCTTCCATCCACCCTTGTCTCATCAAAATGATGTAAAGTGTTATGCTTTCCCATCTTTATTCCATTCGTGTTCATGGAGGCTCTTTAAGGCATCCACTATGCTAGACTTCATTATCTTCTCCGCTTCAGCAATTGACTGACCAACTACTTGAGGGGCAAGCGAAGAGGGTAGGGATAGCAACTCTCTTTTGGCTTGATGCACCATTTCTGAAACTTGTTGGTCTATATCCACATTAGGTGTATACTCTCCCTTTAATATTCCTACTTGAATCTCAAGCTTTTCATTCTGCAAAATCAATGACTTAACTTGCACGGACTCTTTACTATGAAGGTCGCCCGCACTCGCCCCATGGGCTTCTTTCCAATCAACTATCTCACGAATATGGTATCTTCCATCGGGTCTTGTCTTCGGGAAGGTTGGATCTTTCTTCCACCTTTGGATTGTTTTTCGATTAACTCCCAATACATCCGCAAGCTCAGATTGGTTTTTCGCAAATGTCCCTTTACTCGACAATGAAACATCCTCGGTATATTCATCTATTGCCTCCATTTGCCTATCAGTTAAAATGCCACCCGCTTGCACCTTCTTGATTAGGTTTCTTATGTTTGCTTGCTTAACCTTATCCGCATTGTCTTTCGTGAGATTATTGCCTGCCATTATTAATCTTATAACATATTATAAAGAATTATAAAGAATTATTATGAGACATTTTAAAAAAACTTATAGCCAAGGAAGCCCCACTCCCCCTTCCGAACCCGCGGGCGATTTCCGTATAAAAAAGATTCCTTGTTCTGTATTCGTCTCGGTATCGGTCAATTTTTTCGGTATCGGTCAATTTTTTTTCCTCGTGGTCAATTTTTTCCCTGCATGCGTATAATTTTTTATTAACCGTTTTAATTCAACGATTTGTGCAAACACAGAAAATACACACACACACAAAAAATTATCCGTTTACTTATTATCTCACATACACACACACATACACACACATACACACACACATACGAACACATACACACATAATCACATAATTATTTTATATAATATTCTTATAAGATCTTATAAATAATTTATATAAATTATAATTATTTCACTAATACATGCGATTAGATTAGATAATAATAGGATCTAATAAAATTGACTTATTCTGATCAATATTGACTTATTCGATAGATCCCGAGCCTTCCCCTACAACCCGTCTAGGATCTCTTTTGATCTTAAATCCATACATTCCCATTAGGAGATTTTTTAACGGGTATCGACCTATTTCAAGGGGAGATAATAAGAAGGGGAGATCCTATCAAATATACATATATTCTATTGATAGGATCTCCCCTTTTTCCTTAATGATAATTGATTATCAATAGGGAATTAATCTAGACTGGAGAGATTATGACAATTTTAAATAGACCAAAAAAAAGGGGAGATCCTGAGATCTCCCCTTATTAGATTGAATTAGATCCTTTTACCTATGGATCTTTTCCTTAATCATCTCCCCTTCATAGATAGAATCTACATATGGAATCATCTTCATACTTACTGACCTCCCCTGACAGACCTCCTCTCCTAGGATCTCCTCCATACTCTCCTCACAATTGGATAGAGAATAAGAAATAATCTCCCCTTCTCTAAGGATATTAATTTTAAACAATATCGGATTAGATCCATAACAATCACAAGAAAGGAGATATTGAGGGATTAGACCTTGAATCACACACCCTTCTTTATTCCATGATCCATCTAGATAAACTACATGATTAATACGACCTTTTAAGATCCTTTTTACTATCTCCTGACAATCGGATAATTTGAAATTTAATTTACACATACTAAGATTTTTTAAGATTAAAAAAAAGGGGAGATCCTGAGATCTCCCCTTATTGGATTAGATTATATTAAGATTTAGGGACGAAATATTTATCCGAACGATTAGGGACATTTTGAAACATCCCATTCTCGATATCTTCAACTATCTTATAAGAAGAAGAACCAAGACCGAACATCTCCCCGACCTTAGACCGACCTCGGATCTTTCCATTTTCATCTAGACTCTCCCTCAATTCGATAATTTCTTCAATCATCTTAGAATCTACTCTAGATCTATGATTCTCTTTTCCCTGACCTTTTCTACTCTTCTTAGATCTAGATCCTAATTCCCCTACAACATGAGAAGATAAAGAGAAATTATCGATAATTTTCATAACCTGACCTAGAACGAATAACTCGAACCTATCCATCTCCCCTTTTCTAGGGAAAAGATCCGATAAATTCGATTCTTCTTCCTTTGATAGGATAGAAGATTTTTTTAGGATATCTTCTAATCTCTTTTTCTCTTTTATTGACTCTTTTTTCTCTTCGACAATGGATTTCTTAAGATTATTCATCTCCTCCATTTTTACCTTCATTCTTTCCAATTCTTCCTCTAATTCTGATACTGATTTATTCATGATATTACTTATTTTGATATTTTTATAATTACTAGATCTCTCTAGATCTCCCCATGATTGAGAAGATAGAAATAATAAGATCATATCTTCTCATGATCTCAAGAAATAAATTATCTTATACTCGTTTTAATATATACTATTATATTAATATAAATATATACACACACACACACACATATACAAAAATTTGATAAAATTTTTTCACACACACATACACACACATAATCACACTTTTTTCACACATACACATACACACACATAAAAAACGATACATACAATTATCACATACACACACATTTTTTCAGATTCTCAAAATCGTATAATTTTTTTTCATCTGTCGGTCTATTTGTATCTGTCGGTCAATTTTTTTTGGTGGTGGTTAATTGTTGAAAAGCTAGGTTGAGGTTGTCTCGCGTAGAGTGGTGACTGCTCGGTTTTTTTGTAAAAAAAAGTAGCCGTACGCAGGCACGCGCGTAGGCACGCGCATCCGTTGCCAAATTCACAGTTGTGGGCAGATACCCACCGTCTGCAAAAAAAAGGGAGAGAGTGCAATCACAACACTCTCTCCCCAAGTAATATGGATTAGAATAATCCTGAAACAAGGTCGTATATATATCCTCCTCCTAAGGCACCTCCTATAAATTTACTAATGTGATGGTGGAATATAGACATTGATAATCTTATTAGATTACTCATGGTCTAACCTCAAGGCATTCACCGAAGGGTGCATTAAACTCCTTAGCGTCCATGTCTGTTAACATCCATAACACACCACATGACGGCTCATCTTTTTGGTACACACTACAATAACCATCGGTAACCAATATCAAACCCATTGGCGGATTAGGCATTTGAGCCACATACTCAAACACAGGGGTGAATGATGTACCACCACCACCGACAGGCTTGGTGACCTGACTACTACTGCTGATATTCTCAACAGCCTGAACAACACAGTCGAAATACAATAGATCAACGCTTACATCTTCCTGACCATTTTCGTGATACGCTCGAAGTCCATTGAACACTTCATCTACGGCCAACTTTAATTCGCCTTGAGACATTGAGCCCGATGTGTCAACTGCGACCATGATCTTACCATATCCATCTGCCTTCATTGATGGCATAATTAAATCATTCTGAAGATGAACATCATGTGGGTGCAACCAAGAATAATCTGATGGGCTAACTCCCTCAATCCAACGAGATAGTATTGTTTTCCAATCGACCTTCTTCTCATATGACTTAATGATATCTTGCATAATAGTAGCGGGCATCTTACCCCTCTTTTTGGCTACTTGCATTGCTATGTTGGTGTCTATATCTTGATTAGTCTCAATGACAGCAATATCACCTTTACCCGCTTCAGGGTGATCCATTACATCTCCCATGCTCATTGACTTATACTTATCTTGTATATCCTCAATGGCTTTATCTCTTGCAGATTTACCATCATCTTGCCCTGACTGATCATCACCATCTTGGTCATCACCTTGGTCATCTTGACTATCTTGGCTATCTTGATCGGGCTGACTCTCAGTATCTGATGGAGGCTCTTCTTCTTCTCCCGCCTCCTCATTTTCCTTCATCTGTTCATCTACCTCATTGAGGAGGCATGAATAGATATACTCGGCATCCGCACCATTACCATACTTATTTAATTCATCGAAGCTACCTTGCTGAGGCAGTTTGAATGGAGCTTTGGTGAGATGCTTATTGATAGCCATATCACAAGCTATATTAAATAACCGATGATCTCTACCCATACGCCTGAGATTATGCTTATTGGTTAGATGAAGAGCCTCATGGGCAAGAATTGTCATTCTCTCATAAGGATCATGCGATAAGAACCAATCACCGTTGATAACTAACTCGACACCATTGACCCCCGCCGTGGCGACCCTTGACGGGTCTACCACTAATCTTTGCTTGAGGATGATTGAGGCAAAGAACGGCTGATGCACTATCAGTTCGCTTAAATCTTTTCTGATTAGATCTATCTGAGCCATTAGGATGCCTCCAATTTTGTTGTCCACTCAACATACTGAGTGGTATTCTTAATATCCTCACCATGAATCATCTCAGCATCTAATAGAACTACCTGTTGGAACTCCCTCGGCATATTATTCATGCACCAATTAGATATATTCTTCCAAGACTCAGGCTCACCCGAACGAGAGGCTAGGGCAGAGGCTAGGGCATATATAGAGGCGGGATCACTCGGACAAGTAACTTCATCGCCTTTTGCTATCAGATTAGGCATCTGACCCAACTGATCATACAGTCTTATAAAACCGGCAAGCTCGGTAGCAAATCCTCTACCGATTGTACCCTCGAAAACCTCGAAATCAGTTGCAAGATTGAATCCCGCATTCATCCAATCTCCTACATTTGCGACAGTCCTAGGAGATGGTTGCTGAACAAGATCATTACCATGTTCATCGACCTTATTAGGATCAAAGTCTAATAAGAACTCCTCTCCGCGGAAATGGATGAACGCGATAAGAATAGGGGGCATCTTATTCTCATGAGCCCACTTAATCCAATCGGCAACATCTAGCGTAAAATTAATTACTGCCTTCTGCCTTGAGATAAGAGGTGTGATTAAACCATTAACCCCCGCCTTATCACCTCGCCGATTGGTGGCTGATATAAACCTCACATGATCGGAGATCTTTTGTCCATTCACTTCACGCTGAAGGAATAACTGCATCATACCTTTTTGAACACTTTGTGATGACTGACCAAGATCATCGTAGAAGAATACGACAGGCTCTTTAGCATCTAACATGATTTTAAGATCACCATACGGCACAAATTGTGAATATGACTCTTCGGCAGTT